TACGGCTGGTGGACAACAAATCGAACGAGAGCCCGTGGGACTATGAGCTTCTGGACACGGAACTGGAAATCGTAGACCTTGATGGGTTTGAGTTTGACTTCGGATTCGAGTCGTATCTGGACAATATCCTGAACGATGACTTCACTACAATCGACGCAAAGGAAGAGTATTCGGTCACGCTGAATTTCCCGCTGGAGTACGAGGACATCATCAGGGAGTATATTTCTGAAAACACTAAAGCACCGCTCAATGAGGCTGTGCTTAAACTCGTAAGGGGGGAAGAGTAATGCCACAGTGCGGTTCTCAAATCGTGATATGCGACCTGCCTATCCGCTATGACAGCTATGTAGGATGCTCCCACGGATGCACATATTGCTTCGCCCGGGCGAAAGGGGACATCGACATCGTGAGCAAAGGCGAGTCGGCGACCAATCTGGAAAAATTTATCAGGGGCGGTCGGACGAAGCAGACCAACTGGTGCGACTGGAATATACCTATCCACTTCGGAGGAATGAGCGACGGCTTCCAACCTCTCGAAAGGGAGAAGCGGTGGACTCTGGAAGCGTTGAAGGTTCTGGCAGAAACGAAGTACCCGGTGGTCATTTCCACGAAGGGAAAACTGTGCATCGAAAGCCCGTGGCTCGATTTGCTGAAGGAGTGTAATGTGGTGATGCAGATTTCTGCCGCCTGCTCCGAATACGACATTTTAGAGCCCGGTGCTCCGACATACAAGGAGCGGCTGAAGATGATTGAGGTGCTTTCCGAAAATGTGCAGAGGGTCATCGTTCGATGCCAGCCGTATATCAGGGAGTTTAGAAAGCAGATAGAGGCAGAGCTTCCGAATATGGCGGCGGCTGGAGCATACGGAGTCATCTTCGAGGCTATGAAGTACAAGAAGAAGAAGAGAGGGCTCGTCCGGGTTGGAGGGGACTTCACATACCCGGTGGAATACCTGAAATACGACTTCGGAAAACTCCGTGACAAGTGCCACGCAGAGGGTTTGAAATTCTACGCCGGGGAGAACCGTCTTCGTGAGATGGGGGACTCCCTGACCTGCTGTGGGATAGATGGGCTGGAAGGATTCCGTCCGAACACCTTCAACGCTTCCCATCATTTGAATGGAGATTTCACTGTTCCTACAAAAGCGATGAAAGAGCCAAACGCAGGCATCGACTGTTTCAAAGGAATCCATCAGACCGGGGAATACGGAAGGCGTATCGCAGGGTATACCTTTGAAGAGGTTATGCGGTCGGAGATGAAACAAGACTACGCCATCAAAGCTATGGGGAAAGGCAGAGGCGTGAAGTGATTATCACAGACCCCTACGAGCTGACCCCGGTGATGGAAGTGGGCGGCATACTGATGAAGCGGGACGATTTGTTCAAGCCCTTTGGACGGCTCGGAGTGAACGGCGGGAAATTCCGCCAGTGTATTATGCTGGTGGAGGAAGCCCTGAAGAAAGACCCGGGCATCAAAGGGCTGGTAACATATAATTCCATTCATTCCCCACAGGGTGCAATAGTGGCGGCTACTGGAAAATACTACGGGCTTCCGTCGATAATCTGCTACGGCGGGAGCTCGGAAAGGAAGCTGGAAAAGGAACTGATGCCCCGGCTCGCAAAGAAATACGGCGGGGAGGTTCGGAACATCTCAAAGACCGGGCGGCACAATGTCCTGAAGAGGCTGGCGAAAGGCATAGCAGAAGAGCAGGGCTACTTCGTTGTAGAGTACGGAATAAACCTTGACAGCTTCGGTCAGGTGCTGGTCGGTGCGGTAGCGGAGCAGGTCAGAAACATTCCAGACGAGCTGGAGCATTTGTATGTGACTTGCGGGAGCGGGATTACCGCCAGCGGCATACTCTACGGAATACAGAAGTACGGCAAGAAGGTCGGACGGGTGCATCTGATTTCCACGGCGTATGACAGGCGGGAAAGGGTCAGAAGCATACTCGCATCTTTAGGAACGACAGCAGATTTCCAGTATCACGATATGTTCAGTCAGAAAGGCTTTCTGTACGACAAAAGGGAGAAGTGTATGGTCAAGGGGCTTATTTTGCATCCAAACTATGAAGCGAAGGCTCTAAAATACATTTTAAGGCACGATTTATCTTTGGACGATGCTTTGTTCTGGGTGGTTGGAACAGAGCCTCTTGTGTAGGATTAGGAGGTGACAGTATGGCAAACGAGCAGAATCTTCTACCGGGGGGTACATATAAATTCACAGACGAGGACAGAGAGAAGGCTCGGAAGTCCCGTCTCGAAAACCTCTCGAAAAGGAAAACATTCCGGGAAGTGTTTGATGCACTCCTGTCGAGGGATTTCAAATCACAGACCGGGGAAACGGTTTCAGGCGTGGAAGCAATCGCTATGCGGGTGTTCCAGTCCGCTATGGAAGGGAATCTGGAGTCGGTGAAAATCATCAGGGACAGCGTCGGAGAGAAGCCCATCGAGAAGGTGATGGTGTCCGATGTAGACCCGGAAGTAATCAAGGAAGTCGAGGAGGCTGTGCTTGGCTATGAGAATGACGAGGACACAGGCGATAACATTCCTGCTGAATAATCCTGCGGGCTATGCAAAACTGGTCGGCTTCGACAAGCTCACGGAACTGCACAACGGCTGGATAAAGGATATGATTACCGGGAAGAAGGATGCGACACTGCAGGCTCATCGGTTGAGCTACAAGACCACCTGCGTTTCCTTGTCGCTGGCGTTGTCCGTTATCCTACTCCCGAAGCATAAGCTGATGTTCCTGCGTAAGACCGACAACGATGTCAAGGAAGTGATTCGGCAGGTGCAGAACATTCTCCAGAATCCACGCACGAATCAATTCGTCAGGGCTATCTACGGGACTGACCTGAAGCTCCCGGTGCAGTCCGTGACGGAGATAACCACGAACCTCTCACTTGATGTCAGAGGCACGAGCCAGCTGGTGGGGATGGGCATAGGCTCGTCCCTCACCGGGAAGCACTTCGACCGCATCTACACGGACGATGTGGTTAACCTGAAAGACCGCCAGAGCAAAGCGGAGCGGGACAGGACGAAGATGGTTTATCAGGAGCTCCAGAACATAAAGAACCGGGGAGGCAGGATATACAACACCGGGACTCCGTGGCACAAGGACGATGCTTTCACTCTGATGCCAGAGCCGAGGAAGTACGACTGTTATAGTACAGGAATCATTCCAGAGGAAGAGCTGGACGAGCTTCGGAGCAGGATGCTCCCGTCACTGTTTGCGGCTAACTACGAGCTGAAGCACATCGCTTCGGAAGATGTGATATTCACTACACCGAACACCGGGGAGAGCCCGGCGATGGCAGAGCAGGGAGTGTGTCACATTGATGCCGCCTACGGTGGGGAGGACTACACAGCCTTCACCATCGTCAAGAAGCGGGAAGGGAAGTATTATGTGTTCGGCAAGCTATGGCACAGGCATATAGACGAGTGCCTTGATGAAATCATCGAGCTTCGCCAGTCGTTCCGGGCGGGAAGGATTTCCTGCGAGAACAATGCGGACAAAGGGTATCTTCGGAAGGAACTCGTCCGCAGAGGGGAGCGGGTCAACGGCTACCACGAATCAATGAACAAATACTTCAAAATCACATCATACCTGAAGTTTGCGTGGCAGGACATCTACTTTGTTCTCGGCACGGACAACGCCTACATAGACCAGATATGTGACTACAACGAACACGCAGAGCACGACGATGCACCTGACTCGCTCGCAAGCCTTATCCGGGAGCTGTACGGGAAGGCAGACCGGGAGCGGACTTTGCTGTGGGTGTGACTTGCTTTTTTTGGCATTTTGCGGTATTATGTAAACCAAAGGGGGTGGGTATTTGAAAACCTATCAGGACTATTTGAAGGCTATCAGCCACGGTCAGAGCGAGGCTGACTTTGTGCTGGCGGCGGTGGATGAACACAAAGCAGGGATAGCGTACAGGACAGCGGTGGACGCAGAAGAATATTACAAGCACCGCAATCCGACTATTATGCGTTTCCAGAAATTCATCTACAACAGATTCGGTCAGGCTGTCCCGGACAAGTGGTCACCGAATCACAAGGTGGCGAGCAGGTTCTATTTCTACTTCGTCACACAGCTGACTTCGTATCTGCTGGGCAACGGTGCGACATTCAACAACGAGGAAACAAAGAAGAAACTCGGCAAGACATTTGACCGTCGGTTGCAGGATGCGGCTGTGGCGGCACAGAACGGCGGTGTCAGCTTCGTGTTCTGGAATCTCGACCACATCGAGGTTTTCCAGTATACGGAGTTTGCTCCACTGTGGGACGAGGAGACCGGGGAGCTGAAAGCGGGAATCCGCTTCTGGCAAATCGAACCGACGAAGCCTCTGCGGTGTACATTCTTTGATGCGGACGGGTACACAGAATATATCCGCAGGAGCGGAGAAGATGTGGAGATGCTGGCAGAGAAAAGACCGTACATCATCAATGTCACAGGCGACCGGGTAGATATGGAACAGGGAACGGAAATCAGGGAAGGTCAAAATTACGAAGGGCTTCCCGTCGTTCCGATGTACAACATCAACAAGCAGAGCGAGCTGGTCGGTCAGCAGGGGACGCTGGACGCTTACGACCTGATTGCAAGCCAGCTGGTCGACAATGTTGACGACGGGAACTTTATCTACTGGATTCTGAAGAACTGCGACGGGATGTCCGTAGAAGATGACGAGGAGTTTCTGGAACAACTGAAGATAACAAGAGTCGCACACGCAGACGGCGGGGACGGGGCTTCCATCGAAGCACACTCCGTTGAAGCGACTTACGAGGCGAACGAGGTTACTCTTTCCCGGCTTCGCAAGCAACTCTTCGAGGACTTTATGGCACTGGATGTAACACAGATTGCCGCAGGTCAGGTCACAGCAACGCAAATCGAATCAGCATACGACCCGCTGAACGAGAAGGCAGATATGTTCGAGTTTAATGTCATCGACACGGTGGACGAGATTCTACGGCTGGCGGGCATTGAGGACGAGGTCAGCTTCCATCGTTCAAGAATCGCCAACGAGAAAGAGCAGACGGAGATGGTGATGATGGCAAGCCCGTACCTCGACGAGCGGACTGTGCTGAAGAAGCTGGGCTGGGTTTCCGTGGATGAAATCGACGGCATACTCCAGCAGAGAGATGTGGAAGAGGCTGAACGGTTCACCAACGAAGAGCCTGCCGGGGGCGGTAATGAATGACGAATCTGGAGCGGGAAAACCTGAAGCTCGAAAAGGAAATAGAAAAGAAAATCCGCAAGGTCTACAAGACCGCACAGGCTGAAATCGCACAGAAGCACAAGGCGTTCCAGAAGGACTTCAAGCTGAAGTCAGCGGTGTATGAAGAGCAGATTCGGCAAGCTACGGCAAAGGGTGACTTCAAGGCGTTGTCCTTCGCAAAGTATGAGTATGAGCGGTTTATGAAAAACAGTATGTTTACAGACCGTCATTACCTGAATATGCTGGAGCAGGTAAAGGCAGAACTGGTTCACGCAAACGAGACCGCCGTGGCGTTCGTCAACGGGAAGATGCCAGAGGTCTACTGCATAAACTACAACGGCGAAGCGTCTATGATTATGAAGGACATCAAGAAGATTACGAAGCTGAAAGGGCTGTCGGTGTCGTGGGAGCTTCTCGACCCGCACACAGTCAGGAATCTCGTTATGGACGGCAAGACCCTGCTACCATACAAGGTGGTGGACGGTGTCAGGCTGGAGCGGTGGGAGACCCAGAGAATCAATGCCCAGATGCTCCGGGGAATCATTCAGGGCGAGGGCATCTCGAAGCTCGCAGACCGCTTGCAGGATGTGACTGTGATGGACAGGGATGCGGCTATCCGTAACGCTCGGACGATGCACACCTCTGCGATGAACAAGGGGTGTCTTGATGCGATGCAGGACGCAGAAAAGACAGGTATCGTCCTCAAAAAGATTTGGTACACCTGCGGCGATGACCGGGTCAGAGAATCCCACGAACGAATCAACGGTGAGGAGCGGGAGCTGGACGAGCCGTTCTCCAACGGGCTGATGTACCCCGGTGACGAGGAGTCCCCGGAGTCCACTCCAGAGGAGACCTACAACTGCAGGTGCACGATGAAGCAGGATGTGCTGGGCTTCAAGTCAATCCTGCCAGAAGAGAAGCAGGGTGCAATCAAGGTCACGGTAGACGGAATGGACGCACAGGACTGGCTGAAACTGCACGGCAGGAAGAGATACGGAGAGTAATGGAATGAATATCGTTATCACAGTAACAGACAACAGTGCAGAGGTGCTGGCGGCGTTGGAGAACGCTTGCCAGAGAGCACTGGAAGCAATCGGTATGCGGGCGAGCGGATAT